CCGGTGGAACAGCGCGCGGCCGGTGTGCCGGCGCAGGTGGCGGAGCGGCGCGACCTCGGCTGGGAGTTCGGCGCCTTCGTCCGCTCCTATGCTCAGTCGCAGTTCGCCTTCCGCTCCGAGGGGCGCATCGTCGCTCCGGGCCAGATCGCCCGCGATCTCTACGGCGAACGGCATCCGGTGACAGAGGCGGTGCAGCGCGCCCAGACGCTGAACGACAACGCCGGGGGCGGCTTCCTCGTGGCGCCGACCTATGCCTCCGAGATCATCCGCTTGTTCGGGCCGAACACCATCGTCCGCCGCCGCGGCCAGGTGGTGCCCGGCAACGCCTCTTATCTGAAGGGCAAGACCGGCGCGACCGTCGGCTATGTCGGCGAGAACGAGCAGGGCGGCGTGACGGGCGTCACCTTCGGCCTGATCGACATGACGGAGAAGGACATCTCCGCCATCCTGCCGATCAGCCAAAAGCTGCTGCGCAACGTGAACACTATCGGCCTGGAGTCCTACTGCCGGGACGAGCTGATCCGCGCCGCGGCCGAGTTCGAGGACCGAATGTTCCTCTACGGGGCCGGCGTGGGCAAGCAGGTGAAGGGCTATGCCCATGCCGTCCCGGCGGCGCAGAAGTTCGCGGCGGTGAACAAGGCCGCGCCGACCAATGCCGAGGTGCGCGCCGATCTGCGCAAGATCCTGAAGGCGCTGGCGGATGCCAACGTGCCGGTGGACGGCAATGAGCCGGCCTGGTTCCTAAATCCGGCCGTGAAGATGTACCTGGAGGACCTGTACCAGGGCGACCTCAAGGCCTTCCCGACGCTGGAGGGGCCGAACCCGACGCTGCTGGGCTACCCGGTGGCGACGACCACCCAGATCACCGGCCCAGGCGGCGCCGGCGGCGATATCTTCTTCGGGGCGCACCGCTACGCCATGATCGGCGACAGCGTGACCATGCGCCTGTCCACCTCCGATCAGGCCTCTTTCAAGGATGCCAGCGGCCAGCAGGTGAACATGTGGGCGCAGGGCATGATGGCGATCAAGCTCGACATGAGCCACGACTTCGCCCTGCGCTACGAGCAGGCCTTCGGCATGCTCACCGCCGTGAAGTGGGGCGGCTGACGCCGCCCTGAGCCAGTGGAGGGGTGCATGGCCGCCCTTCCTCCTCCGGCCCCCTGACAGAAAGATCCTGACCCATGCCCATCAGCACCGCTCTGGGCCGCGACGACGCGGCTCTGATGACGCCTGCCTACTGCAGGGCCGAGTACGACCTGACCGCCGGCGCCGGCACCGACAATGCCGAGCAGACGGGCGCCGCGCTCGACCTGCGCGACGGCTTCGGCACCCGCCGCTTCCAGTCCGGGACGGCGGTGATCGCCGCGACGGCGGCGCTCGCCGCGGCGGCCACCCTGACGGTGACCGCCATCTGGGAGCACAGCGCCGATGGCTTGACCTGGGAGGAGATCGGCACGGACGAGACGGTCCTGACGCTGACCGGCCCGGCGGGCGGCGGCACTGTCACCGGCGCTGGCGTGCTCGGCATCAACCTCGCGGAGGCGGAGCGGCACGTCCGCATGAAGTTCACGCCCGATCTCTCCGCCGCCGGCACCGACACGGCGAAGGTCGCCACGGCCTACGTGCTGACCAGTCCGAGCGAGATCTGACGGGCAGCGGCTTCGGCCGCCTCCCCATTCGCATGCTGGCCTGACAGGGGCACGACTATGGACAGCATCGTCACGGTGATCACGCCGCCGGCGGCCACCCGGCTGGCGGCTGTCGAGGCGCTGAAGGCGGAGCTGTCCATCCCCGCCGGCGATCCGTCCCACGACGTGGTGCTCGAAGGCCTGCTCGACCAGGCCTCTGCCGCCATCACCCGCTGGTGCGGCCTGTCCATGGCGCGGCAGCAGCTGCGGGAGGCCGTCCGCCTCTGGCGCCCGCTCGAGGTGCTGGTCCTCTCCCGCGGTCCGGTCTCGGCCATCGCTGCGGTTACGGAGAGCGGGACGGCGCTCGTGGAGGCGCACTGGGAGGTGGACCTGGACGCCGGCCTGCTCTGGCGCCTTTCCGGTGGCGACCGCTGCCGGTGGGCCGCCACCCGCATCGTGGTCGACTACTGGGTCGGCTGGCGGCTGCCCGGGCAGGAGGGGTGCGACCTCCCGCCCGAGATCGAGCGGGCCTGCATCCTGGCGGCGGCCGCCATGTGGCATGCCCGCGGCCGCGACCCGCTGCTGCGCTCCGAGGCGACCGAGGGTGTGGGCAGCACCAGCTTCCTGGATCCGCGCGGCGGCATGGAGGGGCTGCCGCCGCAGGCGGCCGGCCCGCTCGCACCCTGGCGCCGGATCTCCTTCGCCTGATGGGCGCGCTCGCGCAGGCCCGCCGGCGGCAGATCCTCGGCAAGGGCCGTCCCATGGTGCTGCGCCGCATCGGGATGCCTGACCTGCCGCTGGTGGGCTTCCTGCGGGACTACCAGCCGCAGGAGCTGCTGGGCGGTGTGCAGCAGGGGGACGTCCGGGTGGAGATCCTGGCCGAGGAGATCGTCGCCACGGGCTGGAGCATCCCGCCGACGAAGCCCGACCGCCTGGTGGTGGACGGGCGCAGCTACGCGGTCCAGTCGGCCGCGCGGCCGGTGCATGAGGGCGCGGCGCTGATCGGCTGGAGCATCTGGGCGCGGGGTGGCGCGTGAGCAGTCCCGAGGTCTGGGCCGATGCCCGCGCCCGGGTCGAGGCCGGCGGCCTCGGCGTTCCCTTCGCCTGGCCGAACGAGCCCTTCGACAAGCCGGAGCCGCCGGCGCCGTGGCTGCTGGTGGAGATCTCCGGCGACCTGTCGGAGCCGCTCGAGCTCGGCCGCGGCGGCGTCTGGCAGGAGGACGGCGCCATCCTGGTGCATGTGATGGTGCCGGTGGGCACCGGCGTCACGGCTGGCCTGGCGCTGCGCAAGGCGGTGGCGAACCTGTTCCGCGGCCTGCCGCCGGGGCCTGTCACCTATCACGGCGCGGCCTTCGATCCTGGCGGGCCCGGTGACGACACCGGGCTCTGGCACCGCCTCTCCCTCAGCATCCGGTACCGCTTCCAGGACCGCTAGCCGCGCGGCGTCAGGCGCGGTTCCCCGACAACCATGGCCGCCGCTGGCGGCCGTTCAGACGGAGAGCACCATGGCTGCGACGGCCGGGTATCAGGCTGGCATCGCCAGCGACGACGTTGAGCTATCCTACGCGCCCGAGGCGACCTGGGGTGTGCTGCCTGCCGTCGCCTTCAAGGCGCTCCGCATCACCTCCGAGACCCTGGCCGGGCAGAAGGCCCGCCAGCGCCCGGCCGAGATCAGCCGCGCGGGCCAGGCGGCGGCGGCGGTCACCACGCAGGTCACCGCCGGCGGGCAGATCAACTTTGCACTCAGCTCCGCCACCTTCGATGACGTCCTGGCGTCGCTGCTGCGCAACGACTGGGCGACGGACGAGCTGACCAACGGGACGCTGTTCAAGAGCCTGCACATCCAGAAGCGTCTCGCTGCGGACAAATACCTCCGCTACCCGGGCAGCTACGTGACCGCCGGCAGCCTGACCGCCTCGGTCGGCCAGTTCCTGTCGGGCTCCTTCACCGTGGCCTCGAAATCGCAGGACAAGGCCACCGCCGATGCCTCCACCGGCGCTTTCGTTGCTGCGCCGGGTGGCCGGGTGGTGGATGGCGTGTCGGGCGTCCGCAACCTCATGCGCGGCGGCGCAGCGGTCCAGGCCGTGGTGGAGAGCGTCACCCTCAACATCACCAACGAAGGCGCCGCGGGGCAGTACGGCCTCGGCTCCGCCAGCGCTCAGGGCATGACGCCGGGCACCTTCACCCTCGCCGGCCAGCTCCGCACCTTCTTCAAGGACTTCACCCTCTACGACGAGTTCGCCGCGGAGACGTTGGCCCCGCTGTCGTTCGAGACGGTCGATCTCGACGGGGATGGCTACCGTTTCACCGTGCTCGCCGCGACGCTGATGAATCCGCAGATCGTGGCCGGCGGCCCCGGCCAGGCGGTGATGGCCGAGTTCGCCATCGAGGGCAATCCGTCCGCGGACGGCGGCCCGACGCTCCAGGTCGAGCGCATCACCGCCCCATAGCCCGATCCTGGCCTCGGCCGGATAGCGCCGCGCGGCGCACCGGTGGCGGCGGCCTGCGGGGGCTGCCGCCACCACCTTCTCGCATCCCCGCATCTCTCCCGCAGGAGATCAGACCATCATGGCCAAGCTCAGTGCCTTCCGCCAGGACGCCAAGGCGATCGCCGAGGGCGAGTGGGTGCGCGTCGGCGAGGAATACGACGACCTCGAGATCCGCACCCGCGGCTTCACCGATGCCTACTTCGATGCCCAGGCTGCCCGGCAGCGCCGCGCCGCGGTCGGCTTCGGCGGCGACGTGTCGAGGCTGCCGAGCGCGATCCGCCGCGGCATCAACATCGACTGCCTGATCCAGCACGTGGTGCTGGACGTGCGCAACCTGACCCACGACGACGGCAAGCCCGTCACGCATGTCGAGTTCTGCGACTTCCTCCGCGACCCCAACTATGCCGAGCTGGTCGTGGCCTGCTTCAAGGCCGCCGGCAAGGTCGGGCAGCGCCGGACGGCAGAGCTCGAGGACGCCTCGGGAAACTGACGGAGGTCCTCCGGTGGCACCTGACCTGGGGCCGCTTCGGCAGCTTCCTGGCAGCGCTGGAGGATGACGACAGCCGGCCGCAGGCCCCAGTGCTGGAGGACTGGCTGCACTGGATCTGGCGGGCCTGGCACCGGCTGCACCACGACCGGCCATGGATCGGCGGCGGCATGGCGGCGCCGCAGCCGGGGCGGATTCCCTGGGCGGTGGTGATGGCCTGGGCTGATCGCCACGGCTACCCACCTGACCAGGCGGACGTCCTCGACCGCTGCTGCCAGGTGCTGGACGGTGTCTACCTGGACTGGTGGAAGGCGCAGCAGAGGACGAAGACATGAGCGGCGCGGCCTTCCGGCGCAGCGTGGATGTCTTCCTCGCGCGCGCGCTCTCGCCGCAGCAGCAGTCGGCGGCGCTGGCGCAGGCGGCCAGGGCTGGGGTGGCGCAGCTGATTCACTCCGGCCGGGCGCCCGATCAGTACCGGCGCATCGTCGACGGCCGAGAGGGCGCTGCCGAGGAATCGGTCCGGCCGGACGGCGTGATCGTCTACCGCTTCGACCAGATGGCCGCGGCGGCGGCCTTCGTGCTCGGCTTCCTGCAGGAGCGGTCGCCGCGTGACAGCGGTGACTATCGCTCCAGCTTTTACCTGGGGTTGGACGGCCGGTTGGTCCCGGCCGCCCGCTTCAACCCGGTGAAGATGGGCGAGGTGTCCGAGGTGGTCATCGGCAACACCCAACCCTACAGCCGCAAGCTCGACGTGCAGCTGGTGGGCGGGCAGTCGCTCCGCGTCAGCGTGCCGCCCAGCCTCTTCTCTGATGCCGCCGCGGCGGTGCGCCGCCGCTTCGGCAACAGCGTAACCGCGAAGCGCGTCTACACGATGCGCTTCCCGGGCCAGTACCTGCTTCGCACCGGCCGCAATCAGGGCCGGCCTGTCGAGAGCCCCGCGCTCGTCATCTCCGCCCGCCAGGAGGACCCATGGCCACTGTCTCGCAGGTGACCGAGGCCGTCTTCCGCGCGCGCTTCGAGGACCAGATGAGTGCCGGCGCCGAGGCGGCCCGCAGGGGTGTGGAGGGCGTCGGCGCCGCTGTTGAGCAGATGGACCAGCGGATCACCCGATCGGAGCGCTCTGCCAGGGGCTGGGTCTCCTCCGCCGACCAGGTGACCCAGGCTGCGCGGCGGGCCGAGAGGGCAAAGCGCGACCTGACCAATGCCGAGAAGGCGCTGGCCGATGGCGTCACGCGCGGGGAGGTCTCGGCCGATCAGGCGGCCCGGGCGCTGGCGACTCTCGGCACCCGCGCACGCGAGGCCGAGGAGCGCCTGAGGGCGCTGCAGCGCATGGACGGCATCGGCTTCGCGGGCGTGGGCAGTGCGGCGAACGATGCCGGCGTCGCTGCCGGCAATCTCAGCCAGAGGCTGGGCCAGGCCGGGTTCCAGCTTCAGGACTTCGCGGTCCAGGTGCAGTCCGGCACCTCGGCGCTGGTGGCCCTTGGCCAGCAGGGGTCGCAGCTCCTTGGCCTTTTCGGCACGGGCGGTGCCCTTGCGGGTGCGGCGCTCACGGTCGGCCTGCTCGCCGCGCAGGTCGCCGGTCTGGCCGAGGAGCAGAGGAGTCTCGATGAAGTCCTGGAGGAGCAGGAAGAGACCTATGACCGGCTGACTGAAGCGGCCGAACGCCGCCTCCAGGGTATCGAGAACGAGGCGGAGGCGGTCCTGCTGCTGCGGGACAACTACATCGCCATGGGTGAGGCCGGCGCGCGTGCAGAAAGCGTCCTGCGCCAGCGCACCATGGATGCGCTGCAGAGTCAGTCGTTCGCGCTGACCAACCAGCTCGGCGGCGGCCTCGCTGGCCGACTGCAGGATCTGGAGAACGGTGCGCCGGGCTACGACCCGATGAGCATCATCGGTGGCCCCGGCGCTGCGCCGCAGCTTGCCGCCGACCTGCAGCAGGCCGTGGATGCGTTCGCAGACCTGCGCAACGCCGGCCTGCTCACCGCCGATGCGCTGCGGTCCTACATCGCGGCCCTCGACGATGCCGCGAGGGCGGGTGGCGGCAACGCGCAGGAGATCTGGCGACTGCGGAATGCCGCGGCGGATGCGCTGCCGCAGGTCCAGCAGATGGAGGCCGCCTGGCGCCAGCTGGCGGTCCAATCCACTGCCACGCGGCTGGCCGCGGGCGAGAGCGCGGACGCAATCATCGCGTCGGCCAATGCCGCGGGCAATTCTGCCGGGCGGTATGGCCAGCTCACGGTGGAGATCGTCCGTGCCGCCCAGGCGCTGAACGCCCTGCGTCAGCGGGCCGTGGACGATCCCATGGCTGAGGTGAACGCCGAGGCGGTCCGGCTCCAGGCGCAGCTCAATGCGCTTAATGCCGGCGGTCTGGAAGCCTACGAGCGCGTTTCGTCGACGCAGGAGCGCCATGCGGAGATCACCCGCCGCGCCACCCAGCTCCAGGAGCAGTTCGTTAAGGCGCTCGTGGAGAGCGGAGTTTCGGGTGAGGAGGCGGCCCGGCGCGGCGAGGAGGCCGCCCCTGGCTTCGTCGCGTCGGCGACCCGGGTGGTGGACATCGCCGGCCAGGTGGCCGACCGGCTCAAGCAGACCCGGGACGCCGCCAGGGACTCTGCGAAGGCACAGCGTGAGCTGACCGATACATGGCGCGACGCTGAGACTGGCTACTCCGATACCGTCACCCGCACCCTTGAGCGGTTGCGCGACCGGCGCAACGACGAAGACCAGCGTACGCGCGATCGGGCGCTGCGCGAGATGGAGACGGCAGAGCGCCGGTCGCTGGAGCGCCGGGAACGCGAGAACGAGCGTGTCACGGACAGCATCGTGCGCTACGGCGCCGATGCCTTCGCGGACATGTGGGACAAGAACGGGCGTGGCTTCAAAGGTCTGATGGAGACCCTGGAGGCCACATTCCGCCGTACCATGGCGCGGATGGCAGCGGAGGCGATCCTTCGCCCTATCATCCAGCCGATCGTGACGAGCGTCATGGGCGGTATGGGAGGCGGGGCCGCTGGCGGCAGCATGTTCTCCGGGCTGGCGCAGAGCATGGGCCTGTCGTCAGCCGGGTCCTGGATCTCGTCTCAGCTCGGCCTCTCCGGTCTCGGGCTGTCCGGCATTCTTGGCACCACGCTGTGGACGCCTGGCGCTGCGACCTTCGGCAGCGGCGCCGCGGCGCTTGGAGGTGGCATGAACTCCGGCGCTGCCATGGCCGGGTTGACGTCCACTGGCCTCACTTTAGGCCAGTTGCTCGGCGGTGTGGGCGGTGGCTTCCTGGCCGGGTCGCTGCTGAACAGCATCGTCGGCGGAAACGCCATGGGGGGCATGATCGGGTCTGGCGCCGGCGCCCTGGGTGGCGCGGCGCTCGGTACCTTCGTGTTTCCTGGCGTCGGCACGGTCCTCGGCGGCATCCTCGGCGGCTCTGCGGGCGGCCTGATCGGCGGTCTGTTCGGCAACGATGGCCCCTCCGACCGAACGGGCACCGCGGTCCTGGACCTGGACGCCTACGGCATCACCGAAGGCGGCCTGAGCGGCAAGAAGTTCTCCCAGGAAAACCGGGACGCCGCCGCCGCCATCGCGCAGCAGATTGCGGCGCTGGATACGGCGTTGGAGGAAGTCCTTGGCGCCACCATCAACGGCAATCTGGGCGTCAGCGTCGGCAGCCGCGACGGCCTCCAGCTCTGGGCACAGGGCGTCGGTGGCGGTCATTCGCGGTACCGGCGCGACGAGGAGGGCGTCACGCAGCTCCTGATGGATGCCGCGGCGGCCATGGTTTCCAGCGTCGAGGGCCAGCTGGCCGGGGAGATCAAGCGGGTCGTCGAGGCGTCGAGCGACAACGAGGAGCTGCTGGAGAACCTGAACTGGTTCAGTACCACCTACAGGGCGCTGACCGAGGCTGCCGAGCCATTGGACGCCCACGAAGAAGCGCTGAAGCAGCTCAACCAGACTTACGACGACGCGGTAAAGAAAGCGAAGGAGCTTGGCCTGGCGGAGACGGCGCTGGAGGAGGGCCGGGCCCGCGCCATCGAGCGGATCCAGCAGCAGCGGGTCGAGGCCGCGGCACCGACGGCGACCGCCGTCATCACCTCGCTGGCCGATTACGTGGCTGGCCTGCGGATGGGCAACCTCTCGCCGCTCTCGCCGCGCGCGCAGCTCGTGTCGGCGCAGGGCCAGTTCGACCGGCTCCTCCAGGCGGCGCAAGGCGGAGACTTCAACGCGCTCGCCCGCCTCGAGAGCGCGGCCGGCACGCTGCTGAATCTGGGGCAGGAGGTGGAGGGCAGCGGCGCCGGCTTCACCGCGCTGTTCGACCGTGTGACCGCCGCCCTGGAGGGCCTCGGCTCCTCGCTCACGCCGGACACCCTCACTGCGTCCATCTTCCAGCAGGAGCAGCGCAGCAACACCGAGATCCTGAGGGAGGCCATTGAGAGGCTCGAGACACAGATGGCGGGGCTGCGGACCGAGGTGCGCCTGAATGGCCTGACGTCGGGAAGGCCCGCGGCATGAGCCGCTTCTTCGCTGTCGAGATGGATACCTTCCAGCCGGGCGCTGCCCTGCCGGGCGGTGCCGAGCCCTGGGCCGCGCTGCCCTGGGCGGATGATCCCGGTGAGGCGGGCCCGGCCGAGGCGGAGGGGATCGTCCGCGCCAGCGACATGGGCTACCGCACCCGGGAGAGCGACCCGGACGGGCTGCAGCTCTACCCGCCGACGGTGGAGCAAGCCTTCGCGCTGGACCGGGCCATGGGGCTGGATCCCACCGGTCGCGCCGTGGCCGTCGGCCGGGGCAGCTTGCGCCTGGCCAATGCGGGGCGGCAGTACGACGCGCTGGCGGCCGGCAGCAATGCCGACGGCCGGCGGGTGCGGGTGCTGATGGGGACCAAGGCGCGCGACACCGCGCGCGGTTACCTGGTGGATCCGCCCTATGCCGAGCTGTCGGAGGTCTTCGTCGGCATCGGCCAGCCCTGGGCGCTGGACGAGACGGTGCTCGACGTGCCGCTGCGCGATGCCGGCTACTGGATCGAGCGGACGCTGCAGACCGAGACCTATGCCGGCACCGGCGGGCTGGAGGGTCCGCCGGAGTTGGCCGGCACGCTGAAGCCCAAGATTCGCGGCGGCAGCGCCAGCTTCCCGGTGCGCAATGTCAGCCCCGTGCTCGTGGACCCGGTGGCGCTGATCTACCAGTACACCGACGGGCCGGGGACGGTGGTGGCGCTCTATGAGGGCGGCGACGCGCAGATCCCCTTCGCGGGGAACGTCTCGAACCTCTACAGCGGCGTCACGCCAGCCGGGCAGTACCGCACCGACAACAGCCGGGGCCTGTTCCAGCTCGGCTCCCGGCCGGTGCGGTCCATCACGGTCGATGTCACCGGCGCCTTCGTGGTGGCGGGGGCACAGAGCACCGCCGCGGCGGTGGCGCGCTACCTGCTGGCCGAGGACATGGTGCTGCCGGCCGAGTATCTCGACACGGCCTCCTTCGCGGCCCTGGACGCCGCCTATCCCTGGACCGCCGGCTGGCACTGGTCGGAAGCAACGGACGGTGCCACGGCCGCGGGCTTGCTGCTGGCCAGCCTGGGCGCGCGGCTGGTGCCGACGCGCGACGGCCGGCTGCGTGCTCTGGCGCTGCGGGCGCTGCCGGCCGGGACGTCGCCGATGGCGCGCCTGACCACGGACGAGATCGTCTCGCTGCGGCCCCGGGCGCTCGGCGCGCCGCTCGACCCGCCGCCATACAGGTGGCGCGTCGGCTACCAGCACGCGCACACGGTGCAGACGACCGACCTGGATCCGGATGTCACCGAGGCGCGGCGCCAGTTCCTCGCCGCCGCCGATCGCTTCGCCATCTGGGCCTCGACCCAGGTTCTGGCGGCCTATCGCCGCCCGCAGGACCCGCCGGCGCTGCCGACGGCGCTCCTGCAGCAGACGCATGCCCAGGCGCTGGCCGGGGCCCTGGGCGCGCTCTGGGGCACGGTGCCGGCGCGCCGGCTCTATGACGTGGAGGTGCCCATGGAGATCGGCCTCGCGCGCGACATCGGCGACGTGGTGACGCTCGTCTATCCGCTGAACGACCTCGACGGCGGAAAGCTCGGCCAGGTGGTGGGCGACAGCCTCCGGGCGCAGGACGACACGATGCTGCTGCAGGTGCTGGTATGAACAGTCTCTTCGGCTGGAAGAACTGGCTGCTCAGCGCCACCGCGCTGGTAGTCTCCTCCGAAGCGCCGGGTCTGACGGCAGGCAACCTGCAGACGCAGCAGGGCGCGCCTTCCGAGGCGTGGCAGACTCAGGCCGGCGTCACCAACGCGTCGCTGCTGATCGACATGGGTGCCACCGCAAGCTGGCGAGCGTTCCTGCTGGCGCGCACCAATCTGTCGCCCGCGGCGAAGGTACGCTGGCGGGTCGGGGCGCCCGAGGCGTTTGTGGAGGCAGTGCCGACCATCGATGCGCCGTTCGGCCCTGGGTTTGTCGCCCCGGATGGGTTCAGTATCGGCCGCTCGCATACCCCTTCCACAGCGCTGGCGACTTACTTCGACAGCACTGGCACGATGCAGACCGTGGGGCCGAACGTCTTGCGTTACGACACCTACAACCCTGCGACGCTGGAAAGTGTCGGCGCTCTCATGGAGCTTTCGCGGACCAATTACATTCTCGACCCGCGCGGGGAGAATAACGCTGCCAATTGGGCCAGGAGTTCTGTCAATTCCGTCGTCGGCACGGGCGTGGAGGACGGTATTCCGTATGTGGACATCCGGTGGCAGGGCGCCAGCGCGATCTCGGCGGTAGGCGTCACGTTCAATGCCAGCAACCTCTCAGCCGCCGCAGTGCCCGGTGAAGTTTGGTCCGGCGCCGTCAATGTTCGCCTAGTCGCCGGCACTCTTCCCACGGCAGAAGGCGAAAGTCTGGTTCTGCGCCACCGCTCCGTGACCAGCGCCAACGCCTTCGCCGGGTCGAAGGAACTCTCCCTCGCCCCGACCAACGCCCCGCTCAGGACGCAGCGCTTCGAGAATACGAAGTACGCTATCCCCACCAACGCGGCGGGCACGAACCTCGTGATTTCGGCCACTTTGGTCGGAGCGTTTGACTTCACCCTGCGCCTCGCGCTCCCCCAGCTCGAAAAGGGCGACTGCTGCACTTCGGTTGTTCTGCCGCCGGCCGGCTCGCCGCAGGTGTCCACACGTGGCACTGACATCATCACGATTGCGTCCCAGGGGCGGTTTGCGGCGCGCGTCGGCACTATTGCTGTGGATGCCAGCATCGTCTCGGCGCCCGCGGCGGCTAGCGTTTCTGCAACCGTGTGGTCGGCGCTCGTCGATAATGGGGTCTCGTCCGGCACCAGCTTTGGGGTGCGCACTTGGTCAACGCCGACTGGCATATTCCTCGACGCCTACATGTCGTGGGGTGGAGTGGTTCTCGCTGATTTCGTCAATACGACAGTCCCTGGCGTAAGCAGCGGCAGCCCGGTCTGTCAAATTGCCACCCTGGACTCCGCTGGCTTCCAGGCGTGGGCCAACAGCACGGTCTTCCCGTCCGACCCAGACCCTGCCCCTGACACTGACTCGCTCCAGCGCATCCGCATCCAGAGCGGTGGCGGCGGGACGTTCGCGATGCGCCGTTTCCGCTACTACGCAACCCCACTTACGCGCGGGCAGTCCGCGGCCCTCGCCTCCACCGGCTCGACGCTTGACGCTACCACCACCACCTATGACAGCGGCGAGCTGACGGGCGTGGTTGCCGGCTACGGGCAGTTGGTGAACATCGCGCCAGCCGAGGTCGCTGGCCGCTGCGCCCGGGTGGACATCAGCGACCCCGCCAACCCGGACGGGTTCCTGAACGTGCCCCTGGCCTACGCCGGCCCGGTGTGGAGCCCTCAGGTGAACATCGCGCCTGGCGGCGCCGTAGGGCGCGACCGCGACGCGACGGTGGTGAGGACGCGGTCGGGCGGTGAGTTCGTCTCGCTGCGCTCGTCCCGTCGCCGCTGGGCAGTCTCCCTGCTGGCACTTACCAGTGCGGAGGCATGGCTGCAGGTTGCCGATCTGGAAGACGCTGCGGCGGATGGACGGAACATTCTCCTCGTGCCGTTTCCAGACGGCGCCCATGTGCAGCGGGAGGCGGTCTTCGGCCTCCTGGCGTCCAGCAACCCTGTGACCTTGCCCACTCCCAACGTCGAGCTGCGCACTTGGTCCGCGACCATCACCGAGAGGCTCTAAAGCATGCTGGGAAACCGCGTCCGCGAGACAGCGAATGCCCCGGGAACTGGCACCACAATCAACCTAATCGGCCCGACGACGGGCTATGTCGGTTTCGTGGCCACCTTCGGGAGTGGGGGCGCTGTCTACTATGCGATCACCGACGGATCGCAGACCGAGATCCAGGTGGGCACCGTGACCTCGGGATCGCCGAACACGCTGAGCCGCGGCACGCCGCTCTGGACCTCGGTGCACGGCGTCACCAGCCCGAGCCGGCTGAACTTCACCGGCTCGGTGGTCGTCTACAACGTGCTGCCGGCGCAGAAGGCCGTGTTTCTCGACACCAACAACGGCCTCAGCTTGCCCGGGGTCCTCTGGGCGTCCGGCGGCGCTGGTATGGCCGGCGACCTCAGCATCGCCAAGGCGATCCCCACGATACACCTCAACCGATCGGCGGCCGGTCAGCCGGCGAACATCGTCAGCTACGTGAATGGCTCGACGCGCTGGGCGCTGTCGCTGGGCGACGACAGCGCGTCGGATCTGTTCATCCTCCGGCGGCACAACGATTCCGGCGTCCATGTCGGCAATACGCTCTACGCCAGCCGCGCCACGGGCCACATTTTTCTGGAGAACCACATCACGGTTCCCGGGACGGTCTTCACCTCAACCTTGGCCGTGACCTCGGGTGGGGACGCCATCGTTCAGCTTGAGACGACGGCCGCATCAGAGGGGCGGTACCGGCGCAAGATGATTCTCACTTCGCCGAACGTGGAAGCCGGTGATGGGTGGCTGCTCCGTTCGATCCGCCCATCGGACGGAGCATTTCTCGATTACGCGTTAGGAGGGCCCAGCGGCAACATCTGGCATTCAGGCATCGTCTCGCAGAACCGTTTCGTGAAGGCATGGATCAACGGCAACGGCGCGACCATGCAGATCCGCGACCACTACAACGTCAGCAGCCTCACAGATGTGGGCAACAGCCTGTTCGATGTGAATTTTGCCGTTCCCCTGGCCAACGCCAATTACGCCGTGACAGCGACGATGACGCAAGCCGCCGACGGCAGTTGGGGCATCAACATCGCTGCCAACGGCATCAACGTTGCCCCGATGCGGATGGATGCCAATGGCATTCGTCTTGCGGCGGTGGACCCACACACCTTCGGCGCAGTCTTTTTCGGGAGCTGACACATGGAGCAAGTCGTTCTGTTTCCGCGAGAGGACGGGGGCGTCTGCATCTTGATCCCCACGGGCGCGCTGTCGCTCGCGGCGACCATCGCCAAGGACGTCCCGGTTGGGCTGCCCTACATCCCGGTGGACCGTTCGGAGGTCCCCACGGACCGCACCTTCCGCGAAGCGTGGGAGGTGGACTTCACTGGCGCCCCGGTAAACTCCGGCCGCCCGGAGGATGTGGTGCTGTGAGCAGGATCGCCATCAACATGGACAAGGCCCGGGAGGTCCGGCGGAATCAGATTCGCGCGGCGCGGGCGCCTCTCTTCACTCCGCTGGACATCGCATACACCCGGGCCGTGGAGGCCGCGGAGCTGGCGCGGCTGACCAATGATGCGGCCAAGCTGGCTGAGGCTCAGAGCGCCATGCTGGAGATCGTCGCCCACAAGGAGGTGCTCCGGAATGCGCCGCAGGGTCCCGCCATCGAGGCCGCCGACACTCCCGAGGCCCTGAAGGCCGTCTGGCCGCTGCCCGCCGCCTGACAGGCGCGCTGCAGCCCGCGCAGGCGGGCACCGCGACACCAGCACACAAGAGGTTGCCCATGTCCGGCTCCGCCGTCACGGCGACGCTGCGCCTGGTGCACATGCGTCCGTCCGCACGCCCGCCACTTTCCGCGGTCTGACCTGACACAAGCCCCATCGCCAGGAGAGGCGCGATGTCGCTGGTACCTGATCCGCTGCCGTCGCTCGGCGAGGCCCTCGCCAGCCTGGCGGCCGCCGCGGCTGGGCGCGGGCTACTGCTGTTCGGCGCGACGCGCGAGCGCGTCACCAGGCGCCGCATTCTGATGCTGCTGGTCTACGAGTTGCCGTTGATCGGCGCCTGCGCCGTCATGGGTGCGCTGGGCTGCAGCGCGGTTGGTCTGGAGGGCAGTCCCGCGCTGGTGATCATCGGCCTGCTGGCCAACAAGGGGCCGGCGGTTCTCGATCCGCTGCTCGGCGGCCTGCTGGAGCCGCGCCGCCGCGGCGGGCGCACCGGCACCTGAACCCCGCCGCCGGGCAGGCGGCAATCCGACAGATTGGAGGAGGGGGCGATGGCCCTGCCATTGCTGCCGGCAGCACTGCTGCCGGCGATCGGCGCGCTTGCGCCGGAGCTGCTGCGCTGGATCGCCGGCGACAAGGCCGGCGCCGTGACGGGCCAGGTGCTCGACGTGGTGCGGTCAGTCGTCGGCGCCGACAGCGGGGATGCGGTGGAGGCCGCGATCCGGGACCCGCAGGTGGCGGCGCAGCTCCGTGTCCGGCTGGCCGAGATCGCGGCGGAGCGGGAGAAGGCGGAGCGCCAGGCCGAGCGCGACGAGCTTCTGGCGCGGCTTGCCGACGTCGCCAGCGCGCGAAGCCAGACGGTGGCGCTGGCGCAGGCGGGCTCAGTCATCGCCTGGGGGGCGCCGGTGGTCTCCGTCCTGGTGATGGTCGCCTTCGGGGTGGCCTGCTGGCTGGTGCTGACCAAGTCGCTGCCCGCCGGCTCGCAGGAGATCGCGCTCTACATCATGGGCGCCCTGCAGAGCATGGCGGCGGCCGTGGTCGCCTACTGGGTGGGCTCGAGCGCCGGAAGCGCGCGCAAGGATGAGGCGCTGCGCGCCGTGGCGGGGCAGCGATGAGCTTCCTCGCCAGCCTCTCCACCTTCCTCGGCTTGCGGCAGGAGGCGCCCGCGGCGCCGCTGGCACTGCCGTCGGGCCAGGCCGTGATCCCGGTGGTGGCGATCGGCGATGCCGCTGCCGCGCCGGAGCTGGTGCGTCCCACGCCCGCGATGCTGCGGGCCCTGGGCGCGCCCGACGCCGAGGCCTGGGCCGCCGCCCTGGCCCCGGCCTGCCGCACCCACGGCATCACCACCCGTGACCGTCTGGCGGCCTTCCTGGCGCAGGTGGGGCATGAATCGATGGGCTTCCGGCGCCTGGTGGAGAGCCTGGACTACACGCCGGAGGCGCTGCAGCTAGTCTGGCCGAGCCGCTTCGACGCGAACCTCGCCTGGCGCCTTGGCCGGCGCACCGGACATCCGGCGGAGCAGCAGCAGATCGCCGAAATCGCCTACGGCGGTCGCGTGGGCAATCGCCCCCCCGGCGCCGGCGACGGCTGGACATTCCGGGGGAGGGGGCTGATCCAACACACCGGCCGAGAGGCTTATGAGCGTGTGGCTGGCTGGACCGGTCTGCCGCTGGAGGAGGTGGCGGGCTACCTCGAGACCCGTGAGGGCGCGGCCGAGAGCGCGGCGCGCTGGTGGGCCGAGATGGGCTGTAGCGAGCTCGCCGACGCCGGCGCCTTCGACGCCATCAGCAAGCGAATCAATGGCGGCACCAACGGCACCGCCGATCGTCAGCGTCGCTGGGCGGCGGCGCGCGAGGTGGTGGGAGTGGCGTAG